GCGCAAGATTCTATTAATAGAGCTATAACATATTATATAGATAAATTAGCTAAAGTAAAAAATAATCAACCAGAATCAGTTCATGCAATGATTATTCCATTAAAATCAAATGTTACAATAGATGGAATGGCAGGATTGTATCCTTTTCAAATATATACTATAGATGAAAGAATACTTCCATATAGATATAATGCTACTAATTTAAGTTTAGGACCTGATAATTTAAAAAAGATTGCTTTTTCTATTTCAAAAATAACTCATACAATTTCAGATAATCAATGGACAACGTCTGTTGATGGATTTATGACTTTATTAAGAAATCAATCTAAAGAATATGCTAAAGGTCGAGATATAAAACCAGAAGTAATAAAAATAACAGAAACAGAAGTAACTCCAATTACTGATACAACTACTAGTATATCAACTAAACAGTTAAATCAATCTGCAATTAATACATCTAAATCAAAAACTTTAACTCCAGAATTTTTAAATGAATTAGATAAAATATGCGCTGAATTATCATGTAATAGAAATGATATGATAAGAGTAATGTATGCAGAATCTAAACTAAATCCTACAGCAGAAGGTCCCAAAAACAGTAAAGGAATTCCAGCGTATGGATTAGTACAATTTACTCCACCAACTTATCCAGCAATAGGAGTAAGAACATACACAGATATTCCTTCAAACGCTATAAAACAATTACCATTTGTTGTTAAATATTTTAAATCAATAAGACCTAGTCGTAGTTCTTATAATAATTTATACGAACTTTATGGTGCTGTATTTTTACCAGCAATATTAACTCGATCAAATTTACAAAATGATTCAAAAGTTTTAGAAGGCTATGGATTATCTGCACAAAAAATATCTTCACAAAATCCAGCTATAGCAAGAGCAGCTGGTAAAAAACCAGGAGATCCATTAACTATAGGAGATTTTAAGAAATATGTAAATCAAATAAGCTATAATATATAATATGGCACTAAGATATTACCCATCATTTAGGATCAAAACAAATCAAAGCACCGCAGGCGGCGATTTTACTATCGACGGAAAACCTTATGTAGGAAAGTATTATGTAACATTTGATGGTAAAGCTTTCTCAGGTCCAGATCCAGTCTCAGGTCCAAATCAACAACTTACTAAAGTACAAAGTTATGAATCTGCTCCTGCATTAACTACTAAAACTCTACCTCAAGTATTGATAAATGATTTAGTATCAAAAACTCCATCAATAAAATTATCACAAAAGAATGAAAGAGTTGAAATGCAAGGTGGAGCGAGTAAAAAAATAACAGGTGCCCCAACTCCATATTACCCATATCCACTTCCGGAAGACTATGAAAGAGGTTACATCATAAGATACTTTACAAAGAAAAAAAATGAAGCAGGATATGTAGTAGAAATCTCAGAACAAGAATATAACAACATAAAAGACGGCATTGCTGGTTATGATATAGCAATGTATCAGATAGGTAAAATCATGTGGAAACTTACAGGTCCACTAAATTCTGTGAGACTAAGTCAATTTGATACAAGGGCTGGAATTATCGATACAAATAAAAGACTGACTGAGAACTTAAACAAGACTTTCTTAGGCATTACGGATTTTATCGGCGGAGATTATACAAAGTGGGCAAAGCCAACTACTTAGGAAATTTAAAAAAAATGAGTATATTTATTATAAAATTCAAAAGATGAAAGTTAAATTAAGCGAAGTAAGATATTTTCAAAAGATAGCTGGTCTACTACAAGAAAATGATTCTGATATATTGAGTAAATTACAGCAGTATATTGCAAATATTTATGCTATCGATCAGGCATATAATGATACAGAGCGTGAGGAAGCTAAAATGGAAAATACGGCTATAGAGAATGAAATAGCACAGATTAAAGGAGGGGATTATTTAAAATATTTAAAAGCCTACGCAGAATTAGAAGCATATCGAGCTGAATATGCAGGACCTGAAGAATCAGAAGAAATAGAACAAGAATTACAACAATTAGCAAGTAAGTTAGGATATTCAGTAGAACAACTAAGAAATATATAAAAATCACAAAGGAACTCGAAAGGGTTCCTTTTTTACTTAGAACTTTAACTACAAAAGTTTCAAAGGATAACGTACATTCTTTAAAAGGTTATGTATTTTATCATTGAAACATCAGATCAGTTAAGTAGGCTGAGTCCAAGTGATTCCTGCTTTATTCAGGTGATATCCTCCTCAGACAGATATCATCCGGTGCTATCCAGGTGCTCTCTGGTCTATTATAATGATGGATCCAAAGGTTATATACTCCCGGTCAATCACAGCGAAGGATTTAGCCTAGAAGTAGCTCAGATTCAATCCTTCATAAACTCACACCAAAAAGTATATTTACTCGATAAGAAGTTCCACTCGTATTTTTTAGATTTGCAAAATGTAGTAGATCTAAACTTTGTGAGAATGGATCAAGGCATAGAAGGATCAAAGCTAGAATGTAGCACAATATTGCATAGAGACTTTAATATAAGATTAGAGTCAACACCAAATGTCAATGAGATAATTCCTATATCTAAACATTATGAAAGGTGCGAGTGTCTGTATAATAAGATCCAATCGCTGATAGACTTAGAGAATGATTATACAATATTAAATAGAGCATCTGAGGCATATAGGTGGGTTGAGAGTCAAGGCATTGCAATAAATCAAGAGCAATTTGAGCAAGTATATGGAGTAGAAAACCCTAGAAGTTTTATAAAGTCTGGATTAGTCTACTCATACTATAATATGTACAACTCAACTGGCAGACCAACAAACTCTTATAATGGAGTCAATTTTGTCGCAGTTCCAAAGACACAGCAATTCAGAGAGTGTTTTATCCCAAGACATGATTTTCTAGTTGAGTTTGATTTTGACGCATATCACCTTAGACTAATAGCAAAGCAAGTCAAGTATCAATTCCCAGATCCAGAAGAGTCGATCCATACGCAGTTAGGCAGAATATACTTTGGTAAACAAGAATTGACCGAAGAGGAATATGCTAAGTCTAAAGAGATGACATTCAAGCAGTTATATGGTGGAATAGAAGACAAATATAAAGATTCACCTTTCTTTTCACAACTTGGAGATTTTATCGATGAGATTTGGAAGAGATACAAAAGAGACGGGTCGATAGTGCTTCCAACTGGGATAATGCTAAGAAGACATACAGAGATGACAAAACTTAAGCTATTCAATTATTGGGTACAAAACTTAGAGACCAAGATAAACACACACAAGATAGAAAGGTTACGAGAAGTTATTCGAGAGGCTCAAAGCAAATTGATACTTATAACATATGACGCTTTTCTTTTTGATTATAGCATACAAGACGGCAAAGACTTCCTGGTCAAAGTCAAAGAAATTCTCGAAGAAGGAGGATTTAAAGTCAAACATAAACACGCAAAAAATTATTTTTTCAACTAAAACCCGATATTTATAAACATAAGAAGGTTATGACAAAGATTACGTTAACGCAAGAATCATTAATGAACAGGCTATTTTGTAGCTTTACTCCAAAAGATAAATTAGATCAAAGATTGGCTGAAATAAACAGTCAGTATAGGATTCTGTATAGCAAAATATTTGTGCTAGCATCTCCAGAATCTGAGGAGTACATGTGCACATACAACATAGAAGTAGAAGGACAAGAGACAACGATCCTAGGAAATACAATACTACTTCACAGAAAGAAAGAAACCAACACCCTCTATACAATAAATGCCCTTAATACTTTGATCATGAACCTAAACAACGGTGTCATGGACAATAGATTTCCTATCAACTGGGCTGAGTACAGAAATTCAATGCTTCTCACACAAGGTAATGAGTTCCGTAAATTAAATACAATCGTACATAAAATTGTAACGACTTCGTAGATCTATTTTTCTAGATCGCAATCATTTCTTATATTGAATTATAAACAATAATTTTTTAACATATGGCAATTGATGTAAACGCCCTCAAGGCAAGGCTCGCTGCGTTACAAAATCCCAAAGGTGCAAAGGGTGATAACCAACCCAAGACGCTTTGGAGAGCAGCAGTAGGAAAACACTCAGTAAGGATCCTTCCTTCGGTGTATGACAAGACAAATCCGTTTAAAGAGATCTACGTCTACTACGGAATTAACAACAAGACGATGATGTCCCCGGCGTGTTATGATGAGAAGGACCCAATCGCAGAGTTCACTCAAAAGCTCCGTAAGTCTTCAAATAAAGAAGATTGGCAGTTGGCTAGAAAGCTTGAACCAAAAATGAGGGTCATGGTACCAGTAATCGTACGTGGCGAAGAAGACAAGGGTGTAATGCTCTGGGAATTTGGTAAGCAAGTCTACATGGAGCTTATCGCAATCATGGAAGATGAAGACGTAGGTGATTACACAGATCCAATTTCAGGTCGTGATATCACAATCGAGACTACATCACCTGAGCAGAACGGTACAAACTTCAATCAATCTAAAGTACGTGTAAGGACTAAGATCACACCGCTTTCAGAAAAAGAAGCAGATGTTAAGAAGTGGCTGACAGAACAACCAAATCCAGTTGACGCTTACAAGCATTTCTCTTACGAGGATATGAAATCGGCACTACAAGCACATCTCAACCCAGAAGAAGAAACAGAAAAGCCAGCAGCCGCAGTTGAAGAGACTGAAACAGTTGGTGATCTGCCATGGGAAACTCAGAAAGAAGAAGCTCCAAAAAAGCAACCAAAGACAGAAGCAAAGTCTTTCTCTCTGAGCACAAAGAAGACCGATACTGACAAGGCTATCGATGATCTCTTCAATATTTAATCAAAACTAAAAAGGTTACATGGCAAAAGCGGAAAAGAAAGAGGGTCTCAATGGAGCCCTCTCTAAAGCTATAAAAGGTGAATTTAACTTGGACAAATTCAAGAAGTCCAAAAATTTATCAAGCACATCGGTAAAGTTTAAGGAGCAGCGGTGGATACCGCTCTCCAAAGCTTTCCAAGAAACACTACAAATTCCTGGCGTTGCAATTGGTCATATTACCTTGCTTCGAGGTCATTCTGACACAGGAAAAACCACAGCACTTTTAGAGGCCGCAGTCAGCGCACAAAGCATGGGTATTCTCCCTGTGTTTATTATTACCGAGATGAAATGGTCATGGGAACACGCTAAATCAATGGGACTACAATTCAATGAAGTCGTAGATGAGACTACTGGAGAAGTGGTTGACTATGATGGCTTCTTTATCTACGTAGACCGTGAGAAAATGAATTGCGTAGAGGATGTAGCAGGATTCATGGCCGATATCTTAGATGAGCAGAAAAAGGGAAATCTTCCATATGACATTGCTTTCTTCTGGGACTCTGTTGGATCAATACCTTGTAGACTTAGCATAGAAT